TTTGCAGATTCGCTCGCGCGGCTGACATCAGTCGGCGCACCAGAATGTAAGCTTGGTCTTATGTTTAAGATTGGCTCACTGATCTACGCTGCGCGAGACGACATCGCAAGGGAAGCTATCAAGTCAGAGGCAGACTATGTTATGTGGTTTGACAGTGACATGACCTTCCCGCCGGACACTCTCCAGAGGCTTATGAAGCACATGGAGAGAGATGACGTGGACATTGTAAGTGGCCTGTACTTTAGGAGAGTTGAGCCCTACACACCGGTGCTGTTCGACAAGCTCGAGCGCACCGATGAGGGCATCATCTGGTCAGACTTCTCGAGGATTGACAATGAACTGTTTGAAATCGGCGGATGTGGCTTCGGCTGCGTGCTGATGAAAACAGAGGTCTTTATGGGAGTGTTCGCAAAGTACAAGCAAATGTTCACGCCTTTCATGGGAGCTGGAGAAGATATTGCACTCTGTATCCGGGCCCGTGAGTGCGGCTATCGAATTTGGTGTGATCCGACTATATCACTGGGACATATCGGATATCACACTGTAACGAGAAATTTTTTCCTTGAATACCAAGCGAAGCAGGAGGCAGAAAATGCTGGCGAAAGTGAAGCAAGCGCTGAGAATTAAAACGGAAGCCTATAACGATGAGCTTAACGGTCTCATCAGTGCGGCGTTGCTCGATCTTGGCGTAACGGATATTTCAGCGGAGGTTCTTACAACCAATGCGGATATGCTGGTAACGCAGGCGGTAATTACATACTGTAAGATGAACTTCGGCAACGTAGCACAGAATGACTATTATAAGTTCAAGAAGAGCTACGACGAGCAGAAAGCGCAGCTGTCTACCTGCACTGGTTATACAATCTGGATTGGGGATGATGAGTGATGTTTGATACGGTAATAACGTTGAAATCAGAACCCGTCATCACCCATGATGATTATGGGAACGAAATCAAAACCACCACAGACCGTGAAGTATTTGCACAACAGCGTGGAGTTTATGAGAGTGAGTTCTACAATGCGTCACAGGTTGGCCTGCATCCGTCAAAGACTTTCAGAATATCCAACACAGAGGACTATCAAGGAGAAAAGGTTCTGGAGCACGAAGGAAAACTGTACACCGTTGTTCGCGTCGATTGGGACGGCAACCGTGACACTGTTAACCTTGTGTGCGAGGAAAGAGCTGGGTTCAACGAAGAGCCTGCGCCTGAACTTGACAATCAGGGGGTGGATGAAGGATGACGATGTATCAGACATTAGCAACGCTTGGTAAGCCGATTGCGTACGGGTACCACTCAAAACCGGTAACGGTTCCGTACCTTGTGCTGCTCGGTGCAGGTCAAGATCAATTCGAGGCCGACAACACCTATTATGTAACAGCTGATCGATATCGGCTTGAATATTATTTTAAGAAGAAAGACCCGGACTTTGAAGGGCAGATCGAGGCACTGCTTCTTTCAAACGGGCTCAAGTATGAAAAGTCTGAAGACATCTACATTGATGCTGAGGACGTATTTGAAATTTACTACACATTCTAAGGAGGCTATTAATGGCTAATAAAGTTATGTACGGCGTCTCTAATCTTCACATTGGCGAGTACATTGTTGCAACTGACGGCTCGGTAACTCTGGGCACTCCGTATGCTATCCCGGGAACGGTGAAGATCAGCATGGATGCAGAGACAAACGAGAACAAGTTCTATGCGGACAATGTAACATACTGGTCGGGTTATTCCGATAACGGTTACAGTGGCGAGATTGAGAATGCGCTTTTTGATGACACATTCAAGACAACCTTTATGAATTACAACCAGCTGGCCGACGGTGGAATTGCGCAGATCAAGGGTAAGCAGAACAAGAACGTATACTTTGCGTTCCAGGTAGAGGGCGATGACAAAGCTCGAAGGGGCATCTTCTACAATGTCTCTATCGGACAGATCAGCAGGGAATACAACACAACCGAAGATTCGATTGAGCCTGCAACCGCAACACTGCCGTTTACCGTAAATGGCGACAACAAGACTGGCGTAACCCGTGCGGCGTACACTGACGGAAGTGCTGTCTATACGACAATCTTTACCACCCCGCCGGTACCGCACACAACCTAATTGCAATGACAACCAATGATGGGGAAGTTCCCCGCATGGTGAAGTCAAGATAACCCGGGGCTGGAAAGCTCCAGCCTCGGGAAGTCACTTTATTTTTAGTAAGGGAGGTAAACAATGATTAAGACTATCGAATTTGAGGGCCAGAAAGTGGATCTTAATACTTCCGCTGGATGGCTGTTTGTATATAAGAATAGATTCGGGCATGATATTTTTCCAGACCTGATGCCGATTATTGAATCTGTCGTTGGAGCGCTCGCGTCTCTTCTTGAGAGCGGCGAAACGGAAATCAATGCCGGGAATGTTAAAAATATGATGGACGATGAAGCAATCACGGATGCATTCATCAAGCTGGCGGGAATGGAGCTCACGACAGTTTATCAGGTGTTGTGGGCGATGGCTTATAATGCTGATAAGAGCATCGGCAGCCCGGAAGATTTCTTCAACAGTTTCGAAAGATTCCCGCTCGACGTTGTAATTCCCGAGCTGTTTACTGCGATCGTAGAATCTTCGGTAAGCTCAAAAAACGGGATGAGGCTCCTGAAGGCACTGAAGAATCTGCGCCAGTCGGATTAGACACGATATACATCGCAGGAGCCGAGAGAAAACTGTCATACGAAGCTATCATGTCAATGGATATTGGTCAGATCGTTGATTATATCATTGAATACGACAAAGTGATGGACCCGGATCGAGAACAGAAAGAGCGCGAAACTGTTCATAAGAGAGAAGCTACGCAAGCTGATATTGATGCGCTGTTGGGGTGATGAGATGACCAAATCCATAGAGGAGCAAATGCGCGAAATTACGAAACAGTTTGATGGTAATTTTAACAAGGAAGTTGAGAAGATCACAACTCAAGCTGGCCGTGAATGCGCGAAAAAATTAAAAAGTGTGTCACCAAAGAGAACCGGTAAATATGCGTCTGGATGGACGGTAAAAAAGCAGCCCGGCGGATTACATGGCATTAGCAGTGTTGTGTATAACAACAAAGCTCCTGGACTGGCTCACTTACTAGAATACGGTCACGCGAACAAAGGCGGAGGCCGAACACCTGCACACCCGCACATTAAGAGCGTCGAGCAAGAAATGAGCGAAGAATATTACAACAAACTAAAGCATATTGGGGGTTAAACAATGGCCGGTTCAATTAAGGGCATAACCGTTGAATTTAACGGCGACACAACAAAACTTCAGAAGGCGTTACGCCAAATGAATCAAGAGGCTCGCAAAACCGACAAAGAGCTGAAAGATATTAACAAGGCGCTGAAGTTCAACCCGGGAAATACCACGTTGCTTGCACAAAAGCAGCAAGTGCTGGCGCAGAAGGTTGGCGAGACGAGAAACAAGCTTGTTGCTCTAAAAAATGCGCAAAAAGAATTTTTAGCAACTCCTGGTGCAGATAAGCATTCCGCAGAATATAGGCAACTTGAAAGAGAAATCATAACAACGGAATCGAAACTGAAGCACCTTGAGTTAGAACTTAAAAAACTAAACAACGTCAAACTTGCCGCGCTTTCACAACAATTAACGAATCTTGGTCAGAAAATGAGAAACGCTGGGCGTTCAATGACAATGTATGTTACAACGCCAATTGCAGCGGGTCTGGCAGCAGCAACCAAAAAAACAATCGACTTTGACAAGGCGATGTCACAGGTTGCCGCAACACTCGGCAAGACAAATAAGGAGATGGAGAATGAGCGCGTTACCATTAACGGGTTCTCCGGCTCACTTAGGGAGCTCGCAATTGAGATGGGCTCAAAAACAGCATTTTCAGCCACGGAGGCGGCAGAGGCGTTAAATTACATGGCACTGGCCGGATATGACGCGCAAACATCAGCCAAAATGCTGCCGAAGGTGCTTAACCTTGCAGCTGCCGGAAACATGGAATTGGCTAAAGCATCCGACATGGTAACAGATTCACAATCTGCGCTGGGCCTCTCCATTAAAGGGACAAACAAGCTAATCGATCAAATGGCTGCGGCGTCATCGAAGTCAAACACCAGTGTTGAGCAGCTTGGCGAAGCGATTTTAACGGTTGGCGGAACTGCTAAATCAATGAAGGGCGGCACGAAAGAGTTAACAGCTGTTCTTGGCGTGCTGGCTGATAACGGCGTTAAGGGGGCTGAAGGCGGAACCGCGCTGCGTAATATTTTGCTTTCGCTTGGTTCGCCAACAAGTAAGGCTGCGGCTCAACTAAAAGAGCTCGGGGTAAGTGTTTACGACGCCCAGGGCAATATGCGGGACATGCGGAAGATAATGCCGGAGCTCGCGAAAGCGCTTGACAGTCTTTCAGGGGAAGAGAGGACAAAGGCACTCGCTGCAATATTTAACAAGCGTGATCTGAAATCGGTAAACGCACTGCTTGGAACATCAACCGAACGGTGGAGCGAGTTGTCGAAAGCCATCTCAAACTCTGGTGGCGCTGCGTCAAGGATGGCACAAACGCAGTTGGATAATCTTGGCGGGGCAATAACGATATTAAAATCCGCCTTAGAGGGACTTGCTATTAACGTCGGTGATGTTCTCACGCCGTATATTAGAAGGTTTGCGGAGTGGATAACAAAACTCGCCACAAGATTTAACGGTATGTCACCTGTGGCGAAAAAGGTTGTTGTCGCACTTGCTGCAATAACAGCAGCTATTGGACCGCTTTTACTTATCTTTGGTGGGCTGGCTTCAGCTATGGGTGCTATACTTTCCGCGCTGCCGATGCTTGGCGTAGCGTTTGCTGCATTAACAGGGCCGGTTGGAATTGCTGCGGCGGCTATTGCCGGATGTGTGGCTGCGATTGTCCTTCTGTGGAAGAACAGCGAGACGTTTAGAAAATCTGTCAAGGCTGCATGGTCACAGATTGGTGCGGCTGTAAAGGAAGCTACCGAAACGATCAAAGCGGCGATGAAGAGCGCGGGCGTAAGCAGTAACGACCTCAAGAAGGTATTTAGCGCGATTGCTAAGTTTATTACCAACGTATGGGGGAGCAAGCTCGGAGGTATCATCCAAAGGGTAGCAACCACCATCGCGGCAACGATCCGTGCGCTGGCGAGTACAATTAGTGCGATTTCTGCATTAATGTCCGGAGATTGGAAAAAGTTTGCTTCTAATATGGCGTCGGCCACGAAAGCGATGGCGACTGGAATTGTCAATGCGTTTGTGCCGGTTAACAGAATAAAGCAACTTGCACAGACGGCAGCTAACGGGGTGAGATCGGTATTCTCCTCGATGGGCAGCTCGATCAGGTCAACCATAGCGAGTGCAGTCAATGCGGCTGGTTCAACTTGGAACGGGATTAAGTCGAAACTGACAACACCGCTAAATAATGCTTATTCAACAGTTAAATCAGCACTGAATAAGATTAAGCACCTGTTCCCAATGTCTATTGGTAAGGTGTTCTCAAACCTGAAGCTCCCACACTTTAAAGTGTCTGGAGGTAAGGCTCCGTTCGGCGTTGGTGGTAAAGGGTCTCTGCCGCATTGGTCCGTAAGCTGGTATAAGAAAGGCGGTATCTTTAATGGACCATCTGTCATTGGTGTTGGTGAGGCAGGACCTGAGGCTGTTATCCCGATTGACAGATTGCAAGATATGCTGAATAAGATGGCAGATAGTATTGTTAATGGTATTGCAATGAATAACATGCTGCAGGGAGCCGCTTCTGGTGGCGAGGTTGTTATTAAAAACTACCTGTTTGAAAGTGGGCCGCAGCTGGGCGAGACTGTTGTTAAGACATACGATCAATACAAAAAGATCATAGGTTAGGAGAATAAAATGATTGGAGTGTTCAACGCAATCACACTCAATGGTGAAGAAATATTCCGGGGCAATGAATTCACGTTGTCCCGTGAATACATCTATGCTGGAGAGTACGAAACATGCACGGGAAAACGGGTGGGAGATATTGTTGGCTGGAGATATGCAGACTTATCACTTACCTGGGACAACCTGCCGCAATCACAGCTCCAGAAGGTTATCGGGCTTAACGGCTCCGCTGTTGCAATGACGTTTTCGAATGAGTTCAACGAGACGGTAACAGAAATGGTTATACCAACAGTAACCACGGCTCAAGTAACAAGACTAACCGATCCGCAAGGAAATGTGGCTTGGAGTGGTATTGGGTTAACGCTAAAGTTTATTAACGCCCATAACTAAAGGGGGAGCTAAAATGTCAATCGACACTCAAAATGCCAAGCAAATACGAGACCCGATGAACGTGCGGATCGCCATGTCGTGGGTGGCTCCTGAATCAACAGCAAGTTGCTCCAATTATGCGGCGGATTCCAAAATAACGGATAATATGCTCGATCAACAGTATTCCGATTATCCAATGCGAGCACTTGCCGATCTACAAGGAGATGGTTTTAAGCTTGACGGATCATGTGTTCTTTATGATTCGAGCGTATCACCTTCAATAGAAAATGGCAAAATTGGTGCTCGTGGCACGGTTGACCAAACATTCTCGCTTGATGTCTCGCTGACAAGGCCGGACAAAGGGCTTTCAATGTATATTACCGGTGCAGAAACAGCAACAATCAACGGAACAACTTACACCCTTTATGACGGATGGACCCCGTTCGGAGATTTAAACACTGAATCGTTCAGCTTAACGTTAACGCCGATGACTGGCCGTCGAATTGAGATTGGTGGCGCAACAGCCGGTGTTTTCTTAACGGCTGATAACGAGGACATTGTTAAGGCTGTGTTGTCGCTTCGTTCAGACTTAAGTCGGTATAATCAGACACTACCCGCGTCAGAGCTGAATGTGGATATATATTACGACATTGATATATCGTCCGTGCTGGCGATTGTTCCCGAGGAAACACTAATCACATATCAGGCTGGCTATATGGACGACATGACCGAACCACGCAAGTTTTATCTTGAGGGGCAGGCAACGTGGAACAATAACCTGTTATCGATAACGGCGGTTGACGCTGTGTATAAGCTGGAGAAAAAATTAACTGCGTTTTCAATCGGCTCGTTTACGGCAGTCAGCCCAGATTCCATTTTTTATACAGCCGCTGGTTTTATAAAGAGCTGCGGCGTCGATGTTAGTTACAACAATATAAGCGGCAGTTTTTATCCGCAAAGTGACAAGAAAAATAGAGTTGTTTCACCAGATGGGTTAACGTGCAGGGAATTTATTTCTGCCATAAATAATTATATTACAATTAACACCATTCCGTCGTTTGTCTGTTCTGACGCAGATAGGACGGAATATGTAATAAATTACGTAGATGGTGGGTGGCCAACGCTGCGCTCGACAAGGAATAGGCCAGGCTATATTATTTATGAAGAAGATTGTGGAAATGTAGATGAAAGCATAGAAAGATACATTACCTCAATAAATGCGACCACAATCGATATGGCTTTTGGAACAACGAATTACTCGCCAATCCTTTACGGGACGGAGGTCGGCTCGGCCACGTGGTTCAAGGACGGTGGAATTGCGATTGACCTAAACGATGACGTTTATAACTTTGCTGTAGGAATTCCGGGAGCAGATATTGGAAGATCGCAATATTTTGTGCCAATAGGACCGGCTGATGATCGCGGATCATCGCATACAGGGCTCTTTAGACCAAAGGAAGCATACGAGCACAGCTTTAGCGGTTCTTTGGTTGGGCTTGCAAACAGGTCGAACACGGTCGGAGAGTTTCTGTCGGAAATATCTGCAGGCGTATACACAACAATATACCCGTCATTCATTGATTGGAATAGCAGTTTTGCGGCGGGAGAGCATGGTGTTGTATGGAGCACACAATCGGCTGCGTGGGCCGCGCTTGTTTCTGGCGGCTATATTGAATCGGACGCCGGCGAATTCGCGCTAAAGGTGTACGGGTATAAGCTGGCACAAGAAAATGTTGTAAAGACATATTACAACGGTGATCCAGACCTTACTGGTATTCCTGTTGACATTGAGCTCCCGATTTTCGGTTCTATGGACTTTGTTAACAGCAATGGCGACTTTGTTAGTGAGTTATATCCCAAAACGGCCGTCGAGAGTGTGTTTAATAAGTCTGTAAAAACTGGCTCATTCAGGTGGAAGGGCGATCCGAGGATGCAACCGCGAGACGTTGTTACGTTTGTTCGACTCGATGGTTCGCTTGAGGCAATCACGCTTGAAAACATCACGATTACACATGAGGCCGGTGGAACAGTCGCGGATATCACCTATAGGAGGGGAGTGGTTTAATGGCTTGGATTACACCTGTTACGGACAGAACAAGCGGCTCTGCTAGGATGACCTATGAAGACATGAATAGGATAACCGGTAATCTCAAATGGTTATACGATGAGAGTGTCAATTCTGGTATCCCAATAGCAGGAACTGCAATCAGTCAAACAAATTGGACACGGGACGACATTATCACTACCACTTTCTGGGCGGAGCTGCTTGCATGTTTGGAAAATGTTTGTACAGCATTAAGCTACACGCCAAAAGACAAAGCAACGTATGATATGACATGGAACAATATGAACGTGATAGAGGATATTGAACGATTATGCCATGACGTAGTTATTGTTTATGGTGAAATGCCGAGGCTTAATCATTACGTTGGTGACATGCTTAATACTAATTACTTGTATGCTGGCGATGACATTAATGCCGGTGGACGTTATTAGGAGGAATTTATGGCGAACTATTTCAAAGACAGAGTTGTTGAACACCCTGGAAGGGTTACACTCACGCCGACTGGCGGAACAAATGAATACGACGTTGACCGTGCAGAAGGGACTGTATCAGAGGCTGGTTCACCGATTAATGCAGCAACGCTTAATACTGCCATAGACACGTATGGTCTGTGGTATGGTACGTCTAGCACATCTGCAAACACAGCGGAAAAAGTTGTGACTTGTGCCGGTTTTACACTAACTACCGGCGCAAAGATTTCCGTGCACTTCTCAACAGCCAACAGGGCTCTGGGCCGTATTAAGTTAAATGTTAACGGAACCGGTGCCATTAATGTGTTGGTAAACGACCAATATTCCAATGTTGGCGGCTCCTGCACATGGGACCCAGGCCAAGACATATTGTTCGCGTACGATGGAGCCAACTGGAGACTGGTTAATGGTGCAATCATCAACGATGACGAGCTTGACACACTTGAAACCGCGTTAAACCTTTCGCATGACGGCCCAGCAAGATTATACAATATTTTGGGCAAGATTATACCGAAAAAGAAAACAGAGACACTCACACCGACCAAAATTGGTACGTCGTCAATGTACGTTCTTCAAACAACCGTCCCGTTGACCAAGCCGTTGCTCTCAGCGTATCCAACGAATCGTGACGGGTGGGTATTTATTCCTGTTGCAGAGACGAGAGTATCACAGACATATTGGTGCTTGGCAGCCTCTGGCGCTACACCAAGCGGATCATACAATATGGTTGAGATTTATCTTGATATTGAGGTTCAGTAAAGGAGGGACAAAATGAACAAATTATTAATTAATAACTCCGCAAAATACAGATTTTTGCGGACAATTCTGCAAGGCGTTATCGGTGTAATCATCGCAAACCTTGACCTGCTTGTCGGTGAGTTCTCAATCGACCCGGCACTGAAACCCGTGATCGTTGGCGTAGTCATGGCAATCCTGTCTCCGATCATGGCGTCGTTGGGAACTACCGACATTCCCGAAAAAGAGGATTTGCCGGATGATTATTTCGAGGGCGGTGATCAGCTTGGCAACTAATCAAGATGTTCTCAAGGTTGCGCGGTCGCAGATCGGTGTAAAGGAATCTCCGTCCGGTTCGAACAAACAGAAATATGGCAAAGAATTTGGTCTTAACGGCGTAGCGTGGTGCGCAGAGTTCTGCTGGTGGTGCTTCAAGCACGCTGGCTGCGGAAATCTGTTTCCACATAATGCAAATGCGGCCTATGCGCAGGACCAGGTAGTATCTAAGTGCGGCGGCAAGTGGATCATGAAGAAGAACACTTCAAGGTCAACACGCCAGTGGTATCTTGGACAGGCACAGCCCGGCGATATCGTATGCTTTGACTTTGGTAAAATGAACGCCTACAGGCAGCACATCGGTATTGTTGAAAGCGTGTCTGGAAACAATCTAATCTGCATTGAGGGGAACACGTCAGTATCCGGCTCACAGAGTAACGGCGGAATGGTGTGCAGGAAGACGAGGTACTACACACAGGTTTGCAGCGCGGCACGTCCTGCGTATAGTGGCTACGTCCCGCCAGAACCGAAACCAACTCCTGATCCGTATGCGCAGATTGCCGTTGACGGCGATTTTGGACCAGCCACAAAGCGGAAAATGCAGTGCTGGCTCGGAGTTAACCAGGATGGCATTGTTGGAAAGGTAACCGTAAAGGCTCTGCAGAACAAGGTTGTCACCAAAGTTGACGGAGAATGGGGACAAAACACAACAAAAGCCCTGCAACGCTATCTTGGAAAGAACGGCCACAAGGTTCAGGTTGATGGACAATTTGGCCGCAAAACTGTTATGGCTCTGCAGCGGTATCTTAACGAAACCGTCAAGAAGTGAACCTGCTTCAGAGATACCCCTAGAAGGCACAAAATGGTACCTAGAATCGTTCAAAAGCGGTTTTAGGTACCGTTGGGTGGTTGGAGAGAAGTCTATCTTATATCGAAAAATAGAGGCGAAAGGAGACTAAATTGGTACACATTACAGGAAACTGTGTTACAGAACAAGAGGAACAAGCGTACGTTGATTATCTGGAAAAAAAGCATAACCGAAAACTGAAACAACTCGACATACACATTGACGGCGAATATGTCGATTTGAACTATAAATTTGAAGAGGTCCCATTTGAGCGAATTAGACGAATCACTGGTTATCTGGTTGGAGACATGAGCCATTGGAACGATGCCAAGGCTGCAGAGGAAAAAGATCGTAAAAAGCACATTGACAGTGGAATAGGAAAGTGGGAACAGCTTTGATAAAATTAGCCTATAACCAGTTGCGCCGGTCGGCGGAACGGGTTTCGCTATCTTAGGTCACCCATCGCCATTAAGGGGGACCGGGAAGTGGTGAGGCCCAGTCCCCCGGCTTGTGGGTGCAAAAATTGCACTTCCAGATTTTGTAAAAGTGCAACAAGAAGGTGCAAAATCAAACAGTTTCTTATATATATTATTATATTATATTAATATAATATAATAATAATATATAAGAAACCCCGCGTATTCTCAATGAGGCCCGCAGCCGCCGGATGCCGTTAAGGCTAATCCAGGCGGCGAGAGTAGGCCGGAGTATTAAACCCAAGGGAACTTTTCTAGGAGGAAATCATGAAAGCATTATCAGTTGACGGCAAGTTCGGCCCGAACACAAAGAAGCGCATGCAGAAATGGCTTGGCGTTTCTCAGGATGGCAAGATCGGGAAGAACACAGTCAAACATCTCCAGAAGCGCGTCGGAGCTTCACAGGATGGCAAGTGGGGTCCGAATACAACAAAAAGATTGCAGCGGTTCCTTAACGGTAAGGGTGCCCATATCAGTGTAGATGGGAAGTTTGG